AGTAGATCAAACGCAGATGCTTCAATCTCTTCAGCACTTAGGTTCAACTTACCACCAGTACGTTGAGCTTTCATCAAGCGGCGGTTCTGTTGGTTGTGCGAGATTGCTTTATACTTAGAAGAGTAAGGTCCGTATACTGTAACAGACATTTCACTTCCGTCTTCATTCATAAGGATTTCTGAATTAACTGGATTATACAGGATAACCTCAGTAGTTTCTTTCATCTTACCAATATTCATCAAGTCCATTTCGAGTTTCCTTTTCGAGTTGACAGTCGGGTTATTTAAATGAGGGGAGCAGCACCCGACAACCACTCCCCTCGCCCTAGCTAGGGATTACTTACGCACCTGACTTAAGAACTTTCAGGATTGTGTTTGTGTCTGTTGTAGAGGACGACAAGTCTGATGTGTCACGAAGAGCAACAAAAGACATGTTCACGATACGTGAAGTTGGTCCGTCAACACCCACATCCGCAGAGTTAACTTTGATACGTGGGAATAAGAATGTTAGTGTGTTTGTACCATCACCAACTGACACCTCTAGTGAAGACTCAGTCTCGTTCAAGAAGCGGTTAAGTAGTGTATCATCTTCGAAGTATGCAGATACTGTTCCTTCTACGTTGATCATACCGAACTCTAGTGCAGACGCTGTACTTTCACCGATAACCAATGTTGGAGCAAAGTTGTTGGTGATAGTAAAGTCAACAGCAGTGATCAATGTTAAAGCTGAACCTAGAGAACCTACGTTACCTAGCTTGATGTCACCTGAGTAAGCATCAAAAGGTGCTTCACCTGCAGAAGCGTCTTGTGTCTTCTGTGTAGCAGATACTGACATGTCTTTACCCACAATACCGAAGGTTGTTGAAACCATCTGGTTTGGAGCCATAGAGACTGACATTGTGTTAACAGTACAACCACTGAACAAACGAGCTTGGTCGATGTCTGCAGCATAGTCTTCTAGTGAGAAGAACTGTGGTGTTGTACCTGCGATAGCTGCGTTAGTAACAGTTGTAGAACCGTCACCTGCAGTAAAGCCTGTATCAAAATCATTGTCTGACATTAGAGCAGCTTGTGTAAGTAGATCAAACTCAGCATGACGAAGGTCAGCTACGATGTCTCCACCTACAACTCTGTTACCATGACGGTCAACTCGTGGCTGACGGTCTGATTGAATGTCTGTACCAGCAACACGATCTTTCGATAGGTTTAAAGAGTGTGTGGTAAAAGGTAAGTTTTGGAAGTTCCCTGCTGGCGTTGTGCCAAAAGTGCTTTCAGCTAGGAAAGACAGTGTGGAACGTGAACCCTGTGCGAAGGCCATTTATTTTCTCCTAATCATAGATGTACCAGCCAATGTTGACTGGGATGAAATACCAAGGGGAGTCTATTCTACCTTCCCCCCTTTCAGCATAATCTATACGGACTATCTTACCATTAAAGGTGATGTTCGATGTAGCCTCAAAATCTTCTATTATGCTGTTGGCTAAGTTGTCACCATACAAAGGGCCGTTACCCTCTGCGACGAAACAATCAACTCTAAATATTCCAAGATAGAGTTGCTGTGGATTGCTACCTCTTACGGCAGGTCGGCGTGAAGTTGGTGTAAAGGTTGGCCTAACCCAAGAGGTTCCTGTTGTCGGATCATAATTTATGTTTTCGTAGGCAATATCTGGGATGCCTGATACTTGAGATAGCTTATACTCTAAGCCTCGTCTAATATCTTGGTAGATGGTACTCATCCGAATTGCCTTCTAGTTTTTGTATATACGAGATGTCCTCTAGAGTTACCGTTGCCATCTTCAACGTATCTAGCATGAGGACTGTCGTTTCTGAGAGTAACTTTTACTAGCTTATCAAACTCTATAGCATTTATATCTGATAAGAGATTGGCTAAACCTTTTGATTGATACTCTTCTCTATTTTGCTTACGAGGCTTGTTTCTTGATGTCTTTCCTCTAGCACGAGAATTTGAGTTATTAGCTACCATACTGTGCGAGGTAACATATGCACCAGTATCTACAGGGGAAATAGAAGTAACAAAATTAGCTATATCTGTCAGTCTATCACGAACTGCATCCTCTGCAACACCTTTAAGCCTGAATGTAACCTGTCTAAATATCTCTGCGTTCTTGAGTTCGTTTGCCATTATTCACTCACATCACAAATATAACAGAGGGCCTGACCACCAGAATACATTGTTAGAACATTTGTTATAACGACTTTGTTTCCGTTACCTAGGATTTCATCGTCAGTATCTGGAACAACGGCTAATCCTAAAGCACCTATAACACACTTACGCCCACCTCTTGCAAAGTTCTCAGGATCAACGACACCCAGATTGTATGTGTAGAAATACCCTACGACAGAATAATCATCTGTTGTTGTACCAGAGGTCAAACTGGTTTGAGGGTTGTAAGCACCATAGGTTTTCTTACGAAGCGTAAGGTCTTCTCCATGCTCTTCTACGAGCTTAAGGAGATCATAAGCTCTGAAAGCCATTAGTCAAAATCCGAAATGTATTGCTCATCTGATGGTGGATTGTCAAACTGACCTTTACTAAAGGCAGGATCAGGACGATCTGTAAGTTGTCTGTTAGCTTTGATAACTGCGTTAGAGATACCACCAGCACGAAGACTTGCAGATGTCATGGAATACTTTTGACCTTGCTCACGAAGGTCTGCAGAAAGGGCCTTATACTGTTTAGCGAGATCGCTATAGTTGGCTGATAAGGCCCCGTCCAATGATGTAGTAACTTTACGAGCAAATTGTGCGGCAATCGTTCCTGCTGCCCAAGCTCCAGCGAAATAGACGTTGTCGTTAGCTTCTGACAATGCGAAAGTAACCTCTTCATTTTTGATCAACTGATCATTTGTGTCAGTATCACCTATTAGAAGTCGAACAACATTCAGACGACCAGAAGCCGTAGTTGTTGTAAGGTCACTTTCGTCATATGTCCAAGCCATTAGTCAGCCTCTATCTCACCGTAGTTGGCTCTCCAAGAACGGATAAGCCCACACTGTTTTGCATGAATAGTTGAACGCTTACATTTCTTGCGATCAAACTCTTCTTTCGTATTAGTCTTTTCCTTAACCTTGTCGTTGATAGTTTCTACTAGGATGTGCAGTTCTGCAACTGACATATCTTCTAAACCGTCACCGACTTTAGGTTTCGTAGACTCTTCCAGTGCTTCATTGTGATGCAAGTGATGTTCATTGTACAACCGTTCAATGTTCTTCATAGGTAGACCTCGCTCCTTCCAAGGAACAAGATCACCTTTTGCATAACGCTTACCGTTCATAAGCAAACCTTGAGGGGTTCTAACGAACACTGGCTTGTCGTATTGGAAAGGTGGTCGGGTCATTTACCTACTCCTTATGACAAGATTGTGTTGAAGAATACACCTAGATCAGCACCTACAACCTTTTGGTCATAAGCCATGTTTGCTTCTAGAAGTTCTGCAACACCTTCAACACGTAGGAAGTCACCAGTATATGAGCGAATGTCAATACCGTAACCAGATGCGTTATCTAGTTCGTTCCATGTGAAGTTGTAACCTGCTGATGGGACCATCAAGCCAGATGACGCTGGAGCATAGTACAACGCAGCTTTCTTAGTTGCTACGAAGTCTAGAGCTTCTGTCAAACCTTCAGCGGCAGTGTTCTCAATCGCATCAACGATGTAGTACTCTGCAACCTCAAAGATTTCCGCTAGTTTAGCTTGTGTTACCAAAGCAGTGTTAGTAACTGTTGCGCCACCGTTGATACGTGCTAGAACGTCTGGGTGGTTGACAAGTGTATCGTGAACGTCACGAGTTACAACCATTTTGTTTGGCTTGAAGCCACCAGATGCTTTCTGCATCGCACGACGAGCGTTAGTTACGTCTACGATTGGTGTTGAGTTTGTGTAATCGTCCCACTGTGTAACCTCTGAAGCAAGGTTATTGTCAGCATTTGCAACACCATCATACTCTGTTGTCCAGATGTTTGTGGCGAAGAATGTTGACATCCAACGGCTTTCACGATCAATCAATAGATTGTGTGTTAGCATTTCTGATGCACCACGACGAATGTCTAGTGCTGTGTCAGCGTTGGCTAGTGTCTCGAAGTCAAAGTCTGTTGACAATGAACGAACTTCTGCAGTGTATGTCTGTGTTGAGAGTGACATACCGACACGTTGTGAGCGTGTGCGTGGCGCACGAGGCTGCACTTCGTTGCGGAAGAAGTCTGCACGATTGTATTCGTAGAACTTGTTAGTCTTTTTATCGACTGCTACGTTTGGGAAGACCTTATCAGCAATAAAGTTGTTTTGGTCTTGTAGGTACGCAATGGTCAGATTTGTTAATGGCTGATCAATATGTACCTGTGATGCGGTTAACATAGGCATTGTTGTTATTCCTTCTTATCTACAGATTACGATTGATCAGAAGAGTTGCCGCCTTGGATCAATTCGATAGCGAATACTTGACCGTCTGCAGCGTCTTCTAGAGCATAACCCATTGTGATTGCTGTTGCAGATGAAGATGTAGTAAGTTCTACAGCATCACCTGATGTATCTGTTACAATTTCGTCACCAGCAGTGATAGCACCGCCAGCAGTGACCATTGTTTTACCAGAGATAACAACAGTTGCTTCTGAACCTGAAGCTGGATCGTTGATTAAAACACCAATGCAGTTCTCTGCATCAGCATCGGCTAGATCAACCTGTCCGTCTGCTTCAAGAGTTACGAATTTGAACTGAGAAGATGATAGGTCTTCGCCAGCAATAAATGTGCGTGTATCACGCGATTCTTGTACAGCCATGATTACTCACCCTTTTCATAAGTTTTGGCAATGAGGGCTTTACCCTCTGCTGTTTTACTGATGGCATCAAAAGCAGCGTATTTGTTGACACCATG